TGATGCAGAAGTTGAGGAGCAATTTGCTGCTGAACAAAAGGCTGAAGAAGTTGCTGAAACAGTAGAAGACAAGACAGTAGTTTTTAATGGTATCACACCCGAAAAGGTAGATATGATTAATAACTTCTTTAACCGCAAGTAATTATTGTAAATTAATTAAACGAATCCTCTTAAATTAAAATAAAATGAGTATAGTAATATCAAACTTGCCATACGGTGACCGTCGTCCAGACTTGTTCATTGACACTATGGTAAAATCGGCAGCGGTATTAAACCGTTTTCGCCTTGTTGACGGTGTTAAAGCTAAAGTAAACGTACCTATCTTTGACGCTACATTATCTTTCGGTTCAGACCTTTGTGTATTTGATGGAGCATCTGCTGCTACAATCGGAGAAAAAGAAATGACCGTAACCACTTACAAGTGGTCTTTCCTAAACTGTAAGAATGCACTTGAAACTTCTTACCGTGGTCTTCTTTTGAAGAAAGGTCAGAACAACCCAGAAACTATGGACGCTGAGTTCAAGGATTGGGTATTTGACTACTTCGCTAAATTGTCTGCTGAGAAAGCTTTGACTGTTGCAGGTACTGCGTTGACTACTGAAATGGCTGCTGATGCTGCTGTGTTAGACTACGACACTAACGGTGCTTTAACTTCTGCTAACATCCTTGACAAATTGGAAGGTGCTTACGAAACAATGTCTGACGTTATGTTGGCTGCTGTTTACGGCGATGCTGACCGTGATTTCAAACCTGCCATCTTCTTGGGAACTGCTGCTATGCAACACTACCAAATCGCTATCGCTGGTCTTTACACTACTACTCCACAAGGTGTTGTAGAAGGTGGTGTGCCAAACTACTACGGTATGGAAGTTATTCACTTCCCATCTATGCCTGCTAACGAATTTATGATTGCTGCTGCTCAGAACATCGTAATGTTGACTGACGAGTACAATGACGTTCGCGCAATTGATATGAAGTACGAAGCTGAACTATCTTCTGACAAGATTTGGGGACAGTTCAAGTTAGGTTTCTCTTACCTTAAAGGTGAAGAGATTGTCTACGCAAAAGACTTCGCATAATTAAATAACTAACGGAAGGGCCTTGCGCCCTTCCTTTAATACCTATAACAAATGGCTTGTAATGTAACTCTTGCTGATATTTCCTACTCTTGTGACGATGTTGCAATTGGTGGTATCGTAGAATTGCACGTTGCTAACAGAACCGATGCTATTGCTGCATTGACTTTGGACGCTGCTGACCGTGCGATTACTGCTGCTACTGCTGTAAGTGGAGTATCACAAATTTCTTTTAACAACAAGGATGGCTTCTCTGTATTCAGTGAAGTAAAAACTGTAGCTGCTGATGGTGTAGTATCAACTGTACCAACTGTATCTGTAGAGCTTCCTAAAATGACTGCTGACAAAATCACAAAGCTTAACGACATCTCTAAAGGTGGTGCTGAGTTGGTTGCTCTTGTAGAGACTGCTGCTGGAACTTTCCACGTGTGTGGTTTGGACTACGGCTTGTACGCAGGAACTGTTGACGCTAACTCTGGAACTGGCCGTTCTGAAAAGAACCGCTTCCAACTCACTCTAACAGGTGATGAGCTTGGCTTGTCTTACAGCATCTCTTCTGCTGACTTTGCTACTGCAACTGCTTAATAGCAAATCTTGTAAATTACAACAAGGGGGTGAGGCGAAAACCTCGCCCCTTTTTATTTAAAATATATGGCTTTTAATTGTTCTGTTTTATTGAGTGATATAGACTCCAACTGTTCTAATAGTTTGACAGGAGGAATCAAGAAAGTGTATTTAGGTTTAAAAGAAAACTTAAGTTTGACACTTGATACATCAGCGGAGACAGTTCTTTTAAATGCCAACTTAGAAGACTTTGTAACATTTGAGCATAACCCCAAGGACAAGGCTACATACTTTTCAGAAACTAAACAAACGAATTTAACCGTACCTGTTATAGAAACTGAGATATTTGTAAAGCTACCTGCTATAGATAGCAGAGCTTCAAAGGTTGAGCAGATGTCTTATAGGAGCGATATAGTTTGTGTTCTTATGCACAACAATGGAACAGCAACTATAAGCGGNTGGATACGAGGTCTTGATATGAACTACTCGGCATCAAGTGGTGCTTCAATAACAGATGCCTCAAGTATAAATGTAACCTTAAAAGGAACTTCTTGGGAATCATCCATAGCTACGAGTGACCAGTCTTTGATTAAGCTTGGAACACTTTGGGTTAATCACAATGAAATTTGGTCTAACAACAATATTAACTGGGGGTAAATGAATTTAACTAACGAAACTATTGAGTCTACTTATGGCAACCTATTAACGATAGGTGATGCTGCTGGTACTCCAACGCAAGGGACTCTTCAAAATGGTAATGGTCAAGACGTTACCTCACTAACTTTAGACGAGTTACAAGTAAATAAGCTTGTACAGACTCAAGCGACTATTGCTGCAAGTGGTACTTCTTTAGCGGGAGCAACATTGCTTACAGCGGGAGTAAACCTTGTGACCTCTGCGGACTCTAACAACATTGCTGTTAAGCTACCACAACCCGAATTAGGGCTTGTAATCAACGTAGTAAACACTTCTGATAGAAGCATCACTGTGTTTCCTTATAGTGCCACAGACAGCATCTTAGGGCTTAACGATGGTGAGGGGTACTCTATTCCTGATGATGGTCAGTTGTACCGTATCGTGTGTGTACAGAACCCTAATGTTGGTGTATGGAGTGTTAGTACACCAACCGTAAACAATTCTGTTACAAAAACAGTTTCTATAAATCTTACTGCCGATGGCACTCACATCGGAATAAATGGCGAATCCTGGTCTTCTCAAGAACTACTTGAGGCTTCTACAACTACTTATTACCCTGCTTCGGGTAATGTAACTATTTTAGATGCTCCATCAACAAATGCTAGCTCATTTGACTCTCCCGAGTTTAACAATTACAATAAAGTTAGAATTAAAAACTTAATTGTAAAGTCTAACGTGCCTGCTGGTGATTTAACATCAAATGCTTCTCAAATCACAAGTACATTAATGGGTATATCCTCTGCTGAACTTTACAATATGTTTGGTTATATTAGAATTGCATCATACGTAGGAGGTTCTCAATTTACAATAAATGAATATAACGGATATCGCTTCCTAAATACTTATTCAGCAAACGTTGATAATGGATTTTCCACAGGAAATATTACTCATTATATGGGTAGTGACGGTAGCCTTTATCAAAAAATAAATGTAGCTACTCCAAACGCTGCTTGGAGAGACACTAAAGATTCTAACGGGAACAGAATTATTTACTACGGACCATACATCGGATACGGCTCAGCAACCAATAGCACGCCTTATACGGGATATCCTTCTGGTTTCTCTTTTGAAGCGGAGCTTATTGTTGAGTTTGAATTTTCAATGTAATAAAAAATAATTATGGCTTTTAATTGCTCCATACTACTAAGTGATATTGATATCAATTGTAACAAGCGTGTTACAGGTGGTATTGAAAAAGTAATTCTTTTATTACAGAAAGACTTAACTATCACTTTTGACCCGCTTGATGAAACTGTTGTGACACAAGTGGACACTAACAATACTGTTGTCTTTGAACATAACATCAAGGACGGTGTAACTTCTTTTGATGAGAACAAGAATATCTCAAACGGACTCGGTGTAGTAACTACGAACATAGTTGTTCAGATTCCTTCTGTTGACAATAAGGTCAATCAGATTGACTATATGAGCCGCAGAGAAGACATTGTAGCTGTTCTTGTACATAACAACGACAGTGTTACTATATCAGGATGGATGGATGGCTTAACGATGAACTACGAGGCTAATAGTGGCACGAGTATTTCGGAGAAATCTAACATCAACATCACGCTAACTACCGAGAGCGGTATTGCTTCTTTAGTTCTTGATGATAAGACTCCGTTTACTGACCAAACAATATTTAATTAATGGCTTACAGCTATAGAGGTACAGGTTATTTATCTAACGCCATAACTACTGATACTGGAAGAAAGGTTTACCTTTTTAAAAGCGGTGGTTATCAAGGCTCTTCTACGGAGATAGGTTATGATAACTTTGGTACTCGTGTTCTTGATGACGGAGCTACCATAGAATCTTATTCTTGTGTTGCAGAAGAGATAAGAACATCTCCTATAGCTAATATTGGCAGACAATTATTTGATGCTTACGATGCTCGTGTAGCATTAGCAAGTGGAGATACAGAGGCAAGAGATTGCACTATAACAGAATTATACAATTTAAAACAATAATAAAATGTCATACGAAACTATTGTAAAGGAAGGTAACTTCTACCAGTCCGCAACAGGTGACTACGGATTTCGCTTACTATCAGGTGGAGATTCTTCTACAGCGGGAGAGAGCTTCCGTTCTATTCAAGCATTGGAAGACAGTGTGGTAACGACTACTACGACTGTTGGTGATGCACTAACTTCAGTAACCCTTACAGAGGGTACTATTGTCTTTGGACGATTTGATAGTGTTGCTGTAGCAAGTGGAAAAGTAATCGCATATAAAGCTTCCTAAATGGGTTTAATTAACAGCATATCTCTTATAGCAAGAAAGGCTATCGGTAGGCTGTTGGCTATCGTTAAATCTTTTATTGAGAGAGCGGAATTAGATGGTGCTATAGTAGAATCCCCGAAGTGTGTGAACAATGCTATTAAGGCTATGGGAGATGCTGATGGTGGAAGGGTACTGTTTGATGCTTATGACTTGAGGGTTGTAACGGCCAGTGGTTCTACGGAGGCAAGGACTTGCACCATAAACGAATTAAACGAATTATTATAATGAGTAAATTATTTGACGATGCTTCGTTGGCGATGATACCAAGTGCCTACAANGATGGTAAGTTGTATAGTATTAGACCTACTGATGGTAGTGGGGACTTTACCTTTAGTAGGGGTTCAAATCTTGCTGCTACGAGGGTAGATGTTAATGGTCTTATTGAGAAGGGTAGAGAGAATCTCTTGCTGCAATCAAATCAGTTTGATACTACTTGGCTCATAGGTGGTGGCGGTACGGGATTAACGCTAACAGGAAATCAAGCGGATAGAAATGGAGGTAATACTGCGTGGCTCATTGATGAAGTTACTAATGACCAAGCAATTTATCAAGTAGTTTCAATAAATGGAGTTCAAACATTTAGCATCTATGCAAAAGCAGGTACTAATGATTGGATGAGACTTGGACTTGGCGGTGGAGCATTTTCCGATGCTTATTTTGATTTAGTAAATGGTACTTTAGGAAACACCCTAAATAACATTGATTCTGCTATTGAGTCAGCAGGTAATGGATGGTGGAGATGTTCGGTATCAGTTAATAAATCAGTAAATGCCGTTTATGTATATCCATCCGAAGCAAATAATAGCGGAGGTACTAATGGCTCTATCTACATCCAAGACGCTCAATTAGAGCAAGGCTTGGTAGCTACTGATTACATTGAAACAGGGACAAGCGCAGCGCAGTCAGGTATCTTGGAGGATATGCCTCGTTTAGATTATAGTGGTGGTGCTTCGTGTCCTTCTCTTTTACTTGAGCCTCAACGGACAAATATTTTTACTCAAAGTGAGTATTTTGATAGTTCCGATTGGTTAAAAACTAATGTTACTGCTACTAATAATTCCGCCATTTCACCCGATGGTTTACAAAATGCCACCTTAATAAATGATGGTACTGCATCAGCTACTCAACATTGGTTCTATCAACCCATAGCTCTTTCAAGTGGTACTACTTATACTATATCATTCTATGCAAAGTATGTAGATAGAAAGAATATGTTCATCAATGTATATGATGGGGCAACATCTAATTTTGTGTTTTATGATATTCAAAATGGAGTAGTATTGAATACTGATGGTAATGCGGTAAGAGATATTGTAGATGCAGGAAGCGGATGGTATAGAATAACCTACACAAGAACTATTGTTGGTTCAGGTGCTAACTTCCGTATAGGTATGGCAAACGACACTCCAATTCAAACATATACGGGAGAAAACAAGGAAGCCTTAATTTACGGACTTCAAGCAGAAGTCGGCAGCTACCCTACCTCATATATCCC